ATTGCCTTGACCGCCTCGCGTGTGGCGGCCGTGACCTCGACAGTTGAGGCGCCCTCCGCCCTGAGCGCGCGCTGGATGTCGCCCACGGTCTTACCCTCCGCGACCATCTCTCGGGCGCGGCGCTTGGCCCGCTCGATCTTGGTTTCGGCAGGCTGAGGGGCGGTGCCCGCGGGCGTCTCCGGCGCACGATCCGTGGCGGAATTCTGCGGTTTCGGGGTGGTGTTGACCGGGGCCGGCGACGCCTTGCCGAGTGGCTTAACGGCCTTCAGAATGGACGGTACGTCGGTCAGAACCTCGTCGGCGCCGCCCGCTCCTTGGCCGAGCCCCATGAGGCTTCGGCGGTCAGCCTTGTCGATGTCGACGTAGACGACGCGACCGCCACCCTCTGCGTACTTCTCGGCTTTCGAACGGCTCGTCGTGAACCAACGGCCTCCGGCCTCGCTCCCCATCATCGTGCCGCCTTCACCGCGGTAGAGACGGAAAGCGTTTGGCGCAAGCGGGGGCTCGTCTGCCGCCGGTGGCGCGGTCGGAATCGTCTCGTCCCATGTCTTGGGCTTCTTCGGCTTCTGGGGCGTAGTGTTGCCCATGTCGCCGCTGTCGCCCTCGTGGCCGGGGTCGTTGCGCGCGGCCTTGTCTCGTACCGTTCGACCGCTCTCGTCGATTGTGTAGGTCGAGCCTTTGGCTGTCCTGAAGCCCGTGACACGATCCATTGTCTCGGGCGTAGCCGCCGGGGCAGCGACGGGCGCGGGCGCCTCCGGCTCCACGATGGCTTCCGGCGCGACCGCGACCTTGCCGCCGAGATCGCCCTTCACCTCGATCTTGCCGTCCTGCCGGATCCCGACGACCGTGCCCGCCGTCGTGCGGCCGTCATCGCGCCGCACCTGGACGACCTTGCCAACGGTCGGCTGAACCATCCCGCCCGTCGCCGTGCCCCCGACGCCGATTCGGCGCACGTCTGCCGCCGTCGGCCTGCCGGTGAGCATCTGGCCGAATTCGTCTTCCGGCGCCGACGACGAAGACGAATTCGTCTTCAGCCCTTCCGATACCGGCGCTGTCTGACCGCCCGGCGCGGGCCGCTCCAGGGGCGGCGCTGCGTCTGCTGCGGAACCCGGTTCGGGCGCGGCGGCGGTGCCTTCATTCGATGCCCCCCTGTTGAGGCCGCGCACGTCGCCGGTCCTCGGGTTGATCCACCCGACCTGAAGTTCGGGATCCTCGTCGTCGTAGAGCGGCTCGTACCCGCGCGGTGCGGACGGCTCCGGCGTCGGCGCCGAAGGTGCCGGACCCGGCGCGGCGGGTGCCGGCGCTTGCCCCGGACGGCCAAGGCCCATGGCCTCTTCCGTCCTGCCTTCGATCAGTGCGTCCATCATCGCGCGGCCGCGCTGGATATCGGCCGTCGGGATCGGGCTTTCGATGTCGCCAGGCTTGGGCGGCGGGAGGTTGGGATCGGGTGCGTTCGGGTTCCTCGCCGGGCGGAAGGTTTCGCCCTCGACCGTGATCACTGCGCCGGTTTTGTCGGCGGTCTCCTGTGCTCGCCGTCGCCAATCAAGAGACGTCTCCGGCCGGCGGAAACCGGCGCCAGCATCGACCGCGCCACCGACCAGGGCACCGCCGATGCCGGCTTCGGCCCAGCCCTTGGCCCGCTCGGCAGTGAACAGCGGCCGGCCGGTTTCGTAGGTGACCGTGGCGTCCTTCAGGAACTCCTGCGCGGCCTCGGTGATGCCTTCGGTCGTGGCGCCCTTCGCCGCCTCCGTGGCGATCCGCCGGGCGAGGCCGTGGACGATTTCGCGCCGGGCCTCGCCGATGAAGGGCTTGGCCATGCCGCCGAGACCGATCATGTCCAGGCTGGCGATCGGGACCGCGCCGTATTTCGAGAGTTCGGCCGCGCGCTGCGGGTCGACACCGGCTTCCTTCAGCGCACTAAAAAGCTCACCGAAGGACTGCACGTAGGAGGTCGATCCGGCGCCGACGACGCCGCCACCGATGGCGCCAACAGGACCGGCCACCGATCCGACAGCAGCACCGCCGAGGCCGGCCACCACGGAGGGGACTGTCGAAGCCACGCCGGAGCCGAAGGTCTCGCCGACATTGGTCAGGAACGAGTCCAGGCTGTCGGAATCGAGCACGCCGGCGCCTTGTTTCGAGACGCCGCCGGCCGTCTTGGCCCAGTCCTGGATCGCCTTGCCCTGATCGATGGCCCACGTCGACCCGGCGAGATGCCCGAAGCCCTCGACGGCGTTGCCGAGATTGTCCGGGTTCTCCTGAAGCAGCCCGGCCGTGAAGCCGCGGCCGACAGCCGACTTGGAGATCGAGTCGCGCGCGGTCTGCGCCGTCGATTCGTACCAGCCCTGCGGCTCCGGCTGGCTGGCCGCCACCGGGAACGGATCAAAGTCGATCGGCTCCAGCGTCGGGGCCGGCTTCGGCGCGGCCGTGGCGGCCGTCGTCGGAAACGGGTCGAAATCCAGCGGTTCGAGTTCCATGCGATCAGCCCTTCACCCGGAACCACTTCCCATTGCGCTGCACGACCCAGCCGCCGGCCGCATCCGACCATTGCGCATCCGGATATTCGCCGGGCGGCTGGCCCTTCCCGGTCTGGCTCTGCCCCTTCGGGAAGGCGGAGAAAGCCCCCTCGATCCGGCCGGTGGTCTCGGTGCCGGACGGGGCCGGAGTGGCGACCGTCTGACCGGGGGCGCCGCGCACGGCAGCCGAGAAACCGCCGCCGCCCTCGGACGACGCGCGCGTCGGCGCCGTCGGGCCCGGGGCCTTCAGGTTCTCGGTGGAGGAGTTCACGCCGACGCCGAGGCGCATCATCTCGTCGTTGACCCACTTCACGTTGGCGTCGCCCTTGAGGCCCTTCCTGCCGGCCTGCGCGGTCAGGTCATCCTTGACGAGTTCGACGATCTTCGAATCCGTCGGCTGGATGCCGTAGTAGCGCCACATTGCGACGGATTTGGACCAGTTGTGGGGCTCCCCTGGCAGCGTAGCGTCCGGCTTGCCCGCGTCCAGCCCATCCTTGAACCGCAGCCGCTTCTGCGCCTCGGAATCGGCGTTGCCGCTGCGCGTGACGCCGCCGACCGGCTGGCCGTCCGGTCCGGTCACCGGCTTGGCCTGGCCGCCCTGGAGGAACATGGTCTTGCCGTCCGCCCCGGTGCCGTACTCGCCCTTGAGCGCCCGGTCCTTTTCGCCCTCGGTCGCGCGGTTCTTCGCGCGCTGCTCCTCGAGATCGCGCTCGGCATCGATGCGGCGCTGGTTCTCGCTCGACTGCTGGTTCCGGTTCAGCGCGTTCTCGCCGCCCTGGAAGGTGCGGCTCTTCTCGCTCTCGCCGCCCTGGAAGGTGCGGCTCTTCTCGCTCTCGCCGCCCTGGAAGGTCTGGTCCATCTTCTTCAGTTCGACATCGCGGGCATATCGCGTGTCGTCGCGCTTCAGTTGGAACTCGCGCTCCAACTGCTTCATGCGCTCCTCACGCTTCGCCTTGGCGTCCTCGATGATCTGATTGCCGACGCCCTGCATGGCGCCAGCCGCGGCGAACATCGCTGCCCCAAACCCAGCCATCTTCGCCCCCTCAGCGCCGCATCGGCTTCTTGGTCGGCATCTCGGCTTCCTCGTCGGGGAAGTCCGGCGCGCGGCCCGTCATCTGGTCTTCCGTGTCGGGCGGCTCGCCCTCGGCGGCATCCTCGGCGGCATCGCCGGGATCCTGCTCGTGCGCCGGCCCCTCTTCCTCGCCGTCCTCGGCGCCGTCCATCGGCGGTTCGGTCTGTTCGCCGCCACCAGGCGCTGCCTGGCGGGACTGCATGCGCTGCATCAGCGTGGCGAGCTCGCCGGTCTGATCGGCCTGCTGGAGCGTCGCCAAATCCTGCTTGGCGATGTTCTGGTCGATCTTGCCGGCGGCCTGCCGCATCACGCGGTACTCGTCGAGCGCGCGATACCAGGCGGCCTCGAAATCCTTCGGCGACTGCTCGAAATCGTGGATGCCCGCCTTGGTGGCGATCATCGCCAGATCGGCGACGATCTCGGCGCCGCCATGCAGGAGGATGTCGCCGGACAGCTTCTGCCCGGCCTGCTCAGCGGCATCCTGGACACGGGAGACGATCGACGCCGCCGTGACGGCAAGCCCGTCGATCGGGTCATCGCCAGCCTGGAGCATCTTCAGGACGCGATCGAAGGCGTTGCCATAGATGAACTGCATGGCCCGGCCGACGAAGCGGTCGTAGGCGTCCTGCTCCTCGGGGCTGGCCTGATCGGTCCCGCCCATGTCGGGCGGCGATTGCCCGGCCGACGGCATCGGGGCCGGGCCGCCGGCAGCGGCGGGCGGCGGGCCGCCCTGCTGCATCGCTGCACTGAATCCGGCCATGTCTCGTCCTCCCCGGATCAGGCGTCGACGCGCTTGATCACGCCTTCATTGCGGTCATAGGCGTAGCGGCTGCGGCCATAGGCCTGGGCCGGCGTCGGTCGCCCGGATGCCTCCGGGGTCGGTTCGCCCTCATAGGCTCCGGCGCCCATGTTGTAGGAGCGCTTGACGCGCTGGTACTCGGCCTTCGACAGAGCGGCCTGCGAGGCGGCCGTGTTCGAGGCGGCGAAGTAGTTGCCGAGGCCGGAACCGGCACCGGACAGCGCGCCGCCGAGCAGCGTCTGATTGCCGGACAGGAACGATCCGAACCCGCCCCCCGATGCAGCGGCGGCCGGAGCAGCCGCGGGAGCCGCGCCGGCAACACCGGAGGCTGCCGTGTTCCCGGCGCCCTGGACGGCCGCGCTGAACCCGCCCCCGCCCGTTGCCGCGCCGGTAGAGGCCGCAGGCGCGACCGAGGCGGCATCGGCAGCCGTCGTGACCGGAGCACCGGCCCCGGTGATCGGGGTCGGCGTCACGGTGCTGGATGCCGCGGTTGCGGCGGGCGCCATGGCGGAGGAGAACCCGCCCGTCACACCGCCCGTGATGGCCCCGCCGGCCGCGCCCATGGCGGCGCCTTGCGCGAAACTCCCGCCCGTCGCCGCGCTGACGGCGCCCCCGATCGCCGCCCCATAGCCGGCCTGCGTGATTGCGCCGGAGACCACCGACCCGAGCGTGCCGCTCGCCCCCGTCGCGCCGACCATGGACGAGACGGCACCGCCCCAGCCGCCAGCAAGGGGACCGACACCGAGCGCGGCACCGCCGGTGAACAGGACGGCGCCGGCGGCGAGCGCGACACCGGCCACCATCAGGAGCGGGCTCTTGGAGACCGAGCGAAACACGCGGCTGATGCCGCGGACGACACCAGACATCAGGGCTTCTCCTTCTTGAACAGATAGCCGCAGCGGCGGAAGCCGCGGCGCTCGTAGAGGCGGGCGACGCGCTCGGGGTCGACGACGGCGTCATGGGCACCGAGGAGGATCTCGAACACGTTCGGGTTCTGGAGCGCCCACGATTCGAACGTCTCCAGCATCCGTTCCGGATCGCGCGGCTCGACGAGGGGCGAGCAGATGAAGAAGAGGTCGGAAGCGACCATCCGCGTCCCGATGCCGAGAATGCGGTCGAGCACGCCGACCAGGACGCCGGTCACGAAGCTGTCGCGCTGGGCGACCAGGACGAGGGTCGAGCCGATGTGCTCGCCGCCATGGCGCTGGATCGAGCGGGAGAGCAACGCCTTGGCCTCGCGGACATCGACCTGCACGTCGGTGCCGGCATAGCGGGACCGGCCGTGCGCCTCGACGAGGAGGTCGGCGATCTGCGGGATATCGGCGAAATTGGCGTCGCGGACGGTCACGATGGCCTCAGTAGGTCAGGTCGATGTCGTACATCTGCTGGACGAAATCGCGCTGCTGCGACCGAAGCCGGCGCGCGGACGCGATCATCTCCTCGCGGGTGCCCTTGGAGAGCTTGTCGTTCGCCATGATGCTGTTGAACTGGTTGGCGTAGATCTGCTCCATGTTGACCAGCATGTTGCTTGCCGCCGTCCGCGCGCTCTCCTTGAGTTCCATGTCCTTCGTGGTCAGCGAAGTGGCGCGATCGAGCGCCTTCTGGCGCGCGTCGGCCTGCAACTGCGCATCCTGGCTGGCGATCGGGACGGCGTTCTTGACCATCGAATCCTGGGCGGCGCCGACGGCCATGGACGAGTTCAGGAGCCCGCGCCGGTTCGCCGCCTGCAGCCCCTGCGTCGCCGAGAGGCGCATCAGTTGGCTGTCCTGCGACGTGTAGTCGTTCAGAAGCTGTGCGGTGCTCTTCGCCTCCGGGATCTGCGACAGAGCCGCGCTGAACCCGGAGGTCGGGGTCGTCGGAGTCGTCGTGGTCGGCGTTACCGTATCGGCCGCGGTCACGGACGGATCGGTTCCGCCGGTGGTCGTGGCGGTCGTCACGGGCGCGGCAGCCGTGGGCGCGATCTGGGTCGTTGCCGCCGGTTCCAGGCCGCCGGTCGCCGCCGGAGTCGTGGTGGTGGTCTTCGCCTTGTCCTTGGTCAGGTTGCCGAGCACGGCGCTGAACCCGCCGCCCGAAGCGGCAGCCGTCGGGGTCGTCGCCATGCCGGTCTGCTCGGCTGAAACCGGCTTCGGGACACCCGGCGTCGCCATCGCGGCAGCGGAGCCCGACGCCGCAGCAGCATTGCCGCCGAGGTTGAAGCCCTTCTTCTCCAACTTGGCCCTGCCCTGTTCGATGAACTTGGGCACCTTGGGGGCCTTGGGCTGAGCGTTGAACACCATCGCGATTCCCCTTCAGGCGGGACCCTATCACGTCACAATAAATTGCGCTCTACCCGACGATCTTGCCGATCAGCCACTCCTTGAAATAGACGGCGAGCGCGCCGACACCGGCGCCGGCAGCGGAGACCAGGCCGGTGATGGTCATGAAGCGGGTCTCCCACGACTTGACCTTGCCCTCGGTCGCCTGCGACGAGGCCTCGACGGTCTTCAGCCGCGCCTCGATCTGGGCGGCCTGCATCGACTGGACGGCCTGGGCCTTGGAGATGTCCTCGATCTTCTCGTAGAGCCGACGGCGGCTCTCCTGCGCGTCCTCGTTGTTGGCGCGCACGGCATCCGCGAGGGTGTCGATCTTGGATTCGAGGTGTCCGATCACGCGGGTCTGCGATTCACCGGCCATCTTCGATCTCCTCGCTGGTCGGGGCGACAGGAACCGGGATCCAGCGGATGCCGTCCCAGCGCATCTTGAGCTTCGCCATGTCGTGGGTCGGCGGCGGCATCAGGACCGTGCGACCGGGAAACAGCCATTCGCCGGGGGTCTCCGGGCACGGATCGGCCCATGTCGTCCGCCCGGTGAAATACCCGTCGTCGTCGATGCAATAGACCTTGAGCGGCTCGCGCTGCGACATGTCATACCTCATTGATATTTAATGCAAACAAGCGTGGCGAAGTTCTTCGGCCTGGATTCGGAGCCGCTTGACGCGGTCGTGAATGGATGGGTATGGGCGCCAGCGCTCGACGTGGTCCCGTTCCGGTCCGCGCCAGACGAGGAATCCAGCGGGCGCTTCATCGACGTGACGCTGCCGGAGCCGTCATAGTTCTCGTCCTCGAACCAGGTCGTGTGGGTGTGGTCACCGGCCGAGTCGGTCGTTCCGGTGTGGGTGTGGGCCTTGTTGTCGTCGGCCTGATAACTCCAGAGCGTGCGGCCGGTATCGATGCCGGCGCTGTCGTCGAGCGCGCGCGGGAAGCGGCCCCGACAGTCCGGCAGGACGATGTACGTGCCGGACGTGGAGCGGGTTCCGGTCGGGTTGGCCGGGTTGGTGCATTTGTAGCCCCATTCCGCCGTCCCATTGGCGCCGGACCCGCAGTAGATCGCGGTCGCGAGCGCGGAGTAGGACGAGATCAGCACCGCGGCGCCGTTGGCCTTCAGGAAGCCCGTGGGCGCCGCAGACAGGAAGAATTCGCGGCACTCGCCGACGGGGTTGGCCGCGAGAACGGCCGCAGCCAATTCCGCGTTCGACGGAACGCTGAGCACCGTCCGGGCCGCTGCCGCATCGGTCTTGTTCAGGAACCGGGCGTCGGCCTCCGCCTTGGTGTAGATATCGGTGAGGTCGTTCTGCAAATAGCCTCGGAACGAGAAGACATCGGAGGAGATTGCCGCCACGTTGAGCGTGAATGTCCCGGCAGCCGTGTTCTCGAACCAGTCGACGCTCTTGTTGAGGAGGCTCCCGTTCTTGTAGAGGTCGCCGAGATCATACCCGCCCGAGATCGTGAACGGGCCGGTACCGGTGACCGACGTGAACTCCTGGCGGCGGAGGCCACCGACCGAGATCGTCACCACCGGCGACCATCCGGTTTCGGTCAGGACATAGACCGTGTTCGGGGTGTCGGACGTGTTGAGGTACATCGCCCCCTCAGCGGCCCCGCCAGGGGCAGCGGAAAGCGACCCATACCAGACCGCATCGACCGCATTGCGCGCGGCGACAGCCGCCGATGATGCAGACGAAGCCGTGCCGGCGCTGGTCGATGCCGCCGAGGCGGAAGCCGCCGCCGCTGCCGCGCTGGCCGCCGCGGCCGCCCGGTTCGTGGCCGAGTCGGTCACCGTCCCGCGCCAGATCGTGCCGTCATAGGTCGCCTCGACGATGCCGCCAGCCGGAATCGCGCCGGCCGTGAAGGCCTCGCCCGTCGGCATGACGAACGAGACCACACCGAAGCTGTTGAGGTTGATCGAGCAGGCGCCGGTGTTCGCCGCCGCAGCCTTCCACCGGACGGTCAGCCCCTCGAACAGGGCATCGACGCCGGTCAGCGCCAGCACGAAGGCGCCGGCCGTCCCGGTGTCGGTCGCATAGTTGGCGGCACCGCCGCGAAGACGGGCGTAGCTCGGCATCTTGTCGAAGGCCGCGACGACGCTGTCGAAGATCGCGTTGACGCCATCGGCGCGGGCGAGCGCGTTCCGGGCGAGACGGCTGAAGCTCGAGAAGAAATCGTTGCTCACCGGATCTGCCTCCGAACCGAATAGTTGAGCGTCATCGCGGTGAGGGTGTGCGGGTCCTCGTGGGTCGTCTCCGACAGGACCGCGATCGAGACGTTCTGCCCGATGCCGGCGATGTAGGCTTCGGCGAGGCCCTGGGTCGGCGCGGACCAATAGAACTGGTCCCAGTTCGCCTCGTCCCAGAAGCCGCCGCCGCCGCGGACCACGAAGGCCTGTTCGGGCGAGGCCGGGACGTTCGAATCCGCATAGGCGAACTCGGCGGTCTGGAAGATCTCGGTCGATGCCGACGCATCGACTTCCAGCGTCGCCTTGATGTAGCGCTTCAGGTAGGTCGGGCTCTTCAGCGAGTTGAACGGCAGGCGGATTGCCGCCGTGATGGCCTCGCCGTCATAGTTCTGGCCAGAATCGACCCGGTAGACGTAGCCGTCCGAGGCGCCGAAGTAGATTTCCTCGGCGGCCTCCGGCCCCTCTTCGGTCGAGCAGGCGCAGAACGGCGTGACCAGATACTTGAACAGCATCAGTTCCGGGGTCTTCCGCCCGAAATAGACCAGCACCCCGCTGCCGTCCGAGTAGAGCACCCGGTACTGGTCCTTGGACTTCACCCGGAGCGAGCAGGCGGCCGAGACCCCGAGGCGGCGGTAGTTGCGGAACACCGGCTCGATCAGGCGCGACAGCGTGCCGGCCTGCCAGTTGCCGTAGCTCTGCGTGGTCTCCAGCTTGCGGATGCCGATCTGGTCGAGATAGGTCGGCGCCTGGCACATCTGGACGGTGCCCTCGATCGCGCCGGCCTCGTCGGACACGACCTTCAGCACGAAGGTGTCGGCATCGGTGCCCTCGATGTAGGCCGCCTTGTTCCGGCCGAAGACGACCAGAGAGGTCGATGCGCTGTCGAGCAGGCCGGTCACATCGACGCCGAAGCCGAGTTCGCCGGCCCCGACATCGGTCCCGGACAGGAGCGGTTCGCCGATCCCGGAGAACAGGATGGCGCCGCCCGGATAGGCCTGGAAGAGGTGGTTGGCGAGGACGCCGACATGGGTCGGCTTGTCGAGCGCCGCCGTCATGCCGCGCCGGATCGGCGCCAGCACGGTGCCGTCCCACTCGTGGGCATAGCCCTGGCCGTTCACGAAATACATCCGACGCAGGTTCGACGTGCCATAGAAATTGTGGTTCACGGCCTCGTAGCGCCCGCCGGCCGGCAGCGTGATCGCCGCCTGCGTGCCGTTGGCGAGCGCGTAGACGGTCGAGCCGACGCGGATGTTCTCGTTGTCGGTGAACGTGCCCGTCACGCCGGACAGGACCAGATAGCCGGCGGCATTGGTGCCCCAACTGCCGGACTGGCGGATGACGCGCTGAATCGTTGCCGTGGCGCCCGAGGACTGGCCGTTGATGGCCTGCCCCTCCAGGAGGCCGGGCGCGGCGCCGGTTCCGCCGTCGAAGTCGAGCGTGTGCCCGAAGGACTGCTCGATCCAGCCGGCGGCCGTGGCCTTGAACATCTTGCCGGCCGTCGCGCCGGCATTGTCGCGAAAGGCCCAGATCGCGCCGGCATAGCCCCAGACGCCACGCACCGGTCCGGATCCCGGAACCGTCGTGATGACGGCCCGGCGGGCGTCCTCGGCGGCAATGCGCGCCGTCTCGGTCTCATTGTCGGTCGGCGCCACGGCTTCGACCGGGGTCCCGTCGACCACCCCGAAATACGACGCCTCCGCGACCGTCACGATCTCGCCACCGACGGTCAGCGGCTCGCCGCCGATCAGGATCACGGACGGGGTGATGGTCAGCGTCTCGCCGTCCTGGTAGTTCGGCCCGTTGTCCTGGACGGCAACGGAGCCGGCCGCGGTGCTGGCCGCGAAGCTGCCGGTCGTCGCGACGGCATCGGCGAGGAGCGCGCCCGAGGCGCCGGAGGTCGCGCCGGTCAGCGTGTAGCCCTCGGCGGCGCCGTAGAAACCGGTCTCGAAGGTGAGCCAGAGGAAATCGGCCGCGGACGGCGCCGGCCGGCCGTCGAAGCGCTCGTAGCCCTGCATGCGGCGATAGCCGCGCGCCTCGGCCTCGTAGTTGAGGACGGAAATGCAGCGGCCGGCGGGGATCGCCAGCGCCGGCGTCACCAGATCAAGCCCGCCGCCGAGGATGAAGGTCTCGGTCTGCTGACCGGTGACCGCGCCGCCCTTCATGCCAGCGCCTCCGATCCGTCGACCAGGAACGGCAACTGGTCGCGCTCGAGATCGCTGCGGATGCCCTGCCAGCGGCCGTTCCAATACTGGCCCTGGCCGAAGGCCTCGTCGAATTCCGAGAGGAGCGTCAGGCCGTAATAGACGATGCCGATATGGAACTGTTCCGGCATTTCCGGGATGTCGCCGTTGGCGGCAAGAACCTGCGGCCCCTTCCGGTACCGGCCGCGGACCACGTAGACCTGATCCGGCGTCGGGGAGAGACAGAACTCCTTGGCCGGCGAGATCGTGAAGTAGGTCGGCTTGGCGTTCTCGCGGACGCCGCGGGTCTGCGTCACATACCAGTTCCGCCAGGCCAGGAAGCTGAGCGGGCCTTCGTCGGCCACCCCGATGGCGCTGGCATAGATCGAGAAGCCCGGATCGGTCTCGTCGCCGGAGACCATCCAGCCGGCGAAGCGGGTGAAGCCCCAGGAGGCGGGCGTGTAGCGCGCCGTCCCGGCGATGGTCTGTTCCGCGAACTCGGTCTCCAGCCACAGCCAGGTCGAGCGCATCGTCTGGATCCGCTGATAGGCTTCAGCGGTCCATTGCACGATGGTCTTCAGGCGCCCGCTCTGGCCGGTCACCGTGGTCGGCTGGCCGCCGGCCACGGTTCCGCTCTCCTCGGCGACCCGCTGGCAGAGCTCCAAGAAGGTCATCGGATCAGGCCGCCGACGCGATCAACTGGACGGGATAGGCCGGGATGCGGCGGGGTTCGGACTTCATGCCGACCATCAGACCGTTGACGATCTCGGGCTCGTAGCGGTCGACGACCGCATTCTTGAGCACTTCGTAGTAGGACCGCGGGATCCGGGCATCCTGGTCGCGCGGGATCAGCATGACGGAGCCGTTGACGCCGACCGGGACCGGCTGCTCGCCGCCGGGCTCGTTCTGCGACTGGATTCGGATCACGACATAGTCGCTCTGCACGGCCTCGCCGTCGCTCTGCGCAGCGGCATCGCGCGGGCGGACACGCGGCTTCGGATCGATCCCCACGATGATCGTGCTCTTCTGCACGGTCTTCCCGATCTGGGCCCGCATCACATCGACCGGGGTGTCGCGATCGAAGGCGAGGCCGAGATAGAGGTTTCCGTACTCGCGGAGCTGGTCCGCGGTGGCGTCGGCGATCTTCACTTCCTTGTTGGTGGTGTCGGACATGTGGTGCTCGTGAGGTGAGGGGACGGAACCGGCGGCCCGGAGGCCGCCGAGGATCACGAGACGGCGGCCGAGAACGGCGTGCCTTCGGAGCCGGTACCAGCAATGGTGCCGCGGACGTGCCACTCGCCGGCAGCCACGTCGATCAGTTCGACGATGTCGCCCTTGATCCCGCCCTTGGTGGTTCCGTTCATGGTGATGGTGTCGTCGGACGCCGCGGCCTCCCACCCCTGGATGCCGGCGCCGGAGTCCTGGGTCTGAGCGATCACGCCCTGAATGATGTCGGTCGCGTTGGCGACCTGGATGATCAGGTTGTTCGAGGTGATCGTGGTCTTGACGCAGACCATGTAGCGGTCGCCGGAGCCGGTTGCCGCCGGCAGCGTGAGGGTGATGCCGTCGGCCTTGGCCGCCACGACCGGGCGGCCGCGGTGCGCCTTGCCGAGCACGATGGCGGCATCGGTGGTGATGGTGACCGGGCCGGCGGTCTCGCCGTCGATGATCGCGCGCAGCAGCGCGGCGATTTCCTTGA